CGAACTCTGGATGATCTTGCCCGTTGTTCCATCGAACCTGACAATTCGGTTATCTGTGGCACTTGCTGGCCCCGTTACATCACCGCTAGACCCGCTTGCAAACTCTAAACCCGTTGCGCCAGCATTAACCCTCAAAACCTGTAAGGCAGAACCTAAAGCAGTTAGGCCTGTACCACCGTTAGAAACAGGAAGCGTCCCTGTCACACCCGTAGAAAGAGGTAAACCCGTTGCATTGGTGAGTGTTCCAGAAGAAGGTGTGCCTAGCGCACCGTTCCTCGTCACAATAGCCCCTGTGGAGCCTGTATTGACCGCTAGGGCCGTTGCTACGCCCGTTCCTAAGCCAGACACACCTGTCGAGATCGGAAGGCCTGTTGCGTTCGTAAGCGTCCCAGAAGAAGGTGTTCCTAGCGCGCCACCGTTTGTGACAATCGCGCCCGATGAACCTACGTTGACTGCTAAAGCAGTAGCGACGTTTGTGCCTAACCCAGAAACGCCTGTAGATATTGGTAGTCCCGTGGCGTTTGTGAGCGTACCCGACGAAGGGGTTCCTAACGCACCACCAGGAGCAACGTAATCGGTTCCTGCTGTAGCGGCAGCCACTACACCGGAAGCAGCCTTTAGGACACCTGTTACCGATGATCCGGTGAGGATCTTTCCTGTAACCCCGTTGTAGATCGCTAACTGACCGTTAGTTGCACTTGCTGGGCCTGTTACGTCGCCACCTGTGGCTAATGTCGCAAACTCTAAGGCTGTTCCTGCGGAATTGACCCTTAAAACATCTAGTGCAGCACCAAGACTGGTTAGTCCTGTACCGCCAGAAGTAACAGGAATCGCTGTTCCTGAGTAGGTAAGGGTGATGTTTCCAGACGAAGTGACGGGAGAACCCGCTGTCAAGAAAGCAGGTGGTGTAATGCCAACACTCACCACCGTACCGACACCAGAAACAGTGCTCCACTTGACCCCACCCGTTTCAGCAGAGTCAGCAACCAAGACTTGTCCGTTTGAGCCTACAGGAACCCTTACATTGTCTGTACCTGAGTGAGCAATAATGTCACCCTTGGTAGACAAAGGAGATAAAGCATTAAAGGCAGCAGTCTTACTTCCTTGCCCTGTACCGCCTGTTTCAATCGGGATCGTTCCCGTGAGTTTGGAAGATGCAAGCGATGTGATCCAGGCAGGGTTTGCATAAGAACCCGAAGTAACTACACCGTCTGTAACCGTTGCGGCATTTCCTGAGATCGAGATACCCCAGGTTCCAGCAGCACCAGAACCCGAAGTCGTCACAAATGCGCCTGTAGATCCTACCGCTATGCCAAGAGCAGTTGCTACGTTCGTTCCCAGGCCCGTAACGCCTGATAGCGGCATCCCTGTCGCGTTGGTGAGGGTAATGCTCGATGGTGTCCCCATCGCGCCGTTAAAGGTCGTAAAGGCTCCAGAAGAACCTACGTTAACGGCTAAGGCTGTAGCTACGTTAGTGCCTAGCCCAGAAACGCCTGTTGAGATTGGAAGTCCTGTCGCGTTCGTTAGTGTTGCGGCAGAAGGAGTGCCAAGGTTCGGGGTTGTCAGAGAAGGAGATGTAGCTCTTACAACGTTTCCTGTGCCTGTCGCACTCGAAAACGATAGATTGCCTGCACCATCCGTCCCTAAGACTGCGTTAGCAGCACCATCTGCGTCTGGCAGCGTAAACGTGACGTTACTTGCCATCGCTGAGGCCGCACGAAGCTCGATGTAGTTTGAGCCGTTGTCTGAGTCCTCACCAATCCTGACTCGTCCTGCGTTTGCAGCTACACCCTGAACCGCTAAAACATCTGAGACCGTGAAGGTGTCGCCATCGAGTCCAGCTTGTTGGTTCTTAAGCTGACTCATCAACTCCCGAATAGCGTTGTTGATGTTACTAGGCGCACAACCCTCGGCAATGTCAATACCGTCAATATCGGTGTTATTGCCTGGAGTTGAGGAAAACTCAGAGATCTTTGTCTTTGCCATGTTTACTCCGCTTGCATCCCAGAAATCAACGGTGCAAAGCCTAGATCCTCAGCTTTCTTCCGTAATGCCTTAGAAACAGGCTCTACCGTCATTTTAGATGCTTTCTGCATCATTAGCGAAGCTAATTTCGGGTCTAACATTGCCTCGACTAAGAGTTGGTTAACTTTTTCATCAGGGATTTTGTATAAAAAGTTCAGTGGCGAGGCTAGAGACTTGACCGTAGCTGTATCTGCAAGCACATCAGAAAACATAGATCCAATCAGATTTGCAGTCGAGAAGTTCTTGAAGGTATCCGACCCTGGCCTTTGAGCAACCGCAGACGTTAACGAAGCAGTCCTATCAAGGTCTTTGATAAGGTTGTCGAGCATGGTTGCTTGACTCTGATTAAGCGTCCTATTGATCTCTTGCGCTCTGTTAACAAGTTGGCTACGCAACTTAGCCTGACTAAAGATCGGAACGGCTGACGGGCCACTTGTTGTATCAGGTGCCGCCTGAACAGATTTAGTTCTAATGTCTTGCAAAAGTTCAGCTTGGCTAATAGGTCTTGATTGACCACTGTACTCAGATAGATAAGACTTAAAGCCTGGTGCGTTGCGCTCAATAACATCATCAAGAACACCACGAACCTGAGCCAACTCTCCAGCAGCAAGCCTTAGCCTAAAGTCCTCTTTGTCGAACTTTCCTTCAATGGCTGAGTTGATGTCTTTTCGGATACCGTAAGCCCTTTGAGGTGTTAACTGAACCTCCTCCACGTCTTTAATAAGACCCTGCACAAACTTCATGGCATCACGCACAGGCTTAGAACCACCGGTTTCGCCACGAGTAATAGCCGTAATTGCGTTTCGCACAGGATTTAACGCGCTGTAAGACATAGGGCCAAACTGTTTTTGCGCTAAAAATGCCTCTTCGCGCATTGGCCCAGTAGTTGCATCCCTGCGAGCCTTTAATGCCTCAATAAAGTCTATATCTTCTCCAGCCTCACGAGCAAACGCTTGCGACCTAGCAAGGTTTTGCTGCGCTATGCGCTGACCAAGTAGATTCTGCATATCAAGAATCTTGGCTACAGGAGTTTGCAAGCCTAACAACCCTGGATCTCTTGCAGCCTCAGCCATAGTTGGCATAGAACCAGGAATGTACTCAGGCGCATTTTGCATCCTTGCTGCTGCTGTCTCAGGAATCGTTGCAAACCTGTTTAGGACGTTACCAACAATGACTTGCCTGCCTTGCTCGGTAAATGGCTGAACCGCTGCCTTTACCACCTGAGTACCTGCCTTAGCCGCAGCAGGAGCACCAGACGGAGCTATAGACCCAACAATACCTAATCCTGCTTGAGCAATAGGAGGTAACCCTTCTTCTCTTGCTAACCCAGACGCTCCAGCACCTGTTAACGCGGCAATGCCTTGTGCTCTTGGGTCTCTTGCTAGAGTTGCAGCAACCTCTCGCGTTACCGGACTGGTCGCTACCCTTTGCAAACCTTTTGCCGCCTGCACTGCGCCGCCAGTGCCAACAAGAGAAGAAGCAACATCTTGGGTAATGCGCTCTTGAGCCGTTTGTGGTTGCGGAAGAATCCTGTTTAACAAGTCCTGCACTGTTTGACTAGGAGGCGCGGCAACTTGTTTGCCAGCAACCATGTTAACGAGACCCGTTATAGGGTCTGCTAGCATTGTAGGAAGCGCGGTTAAGCCACTTACAGCAGCACGAGCAGTCAAACCTAATTGCCTTGCAACGCCGCCTGGAGAAACTTCTGGCTTTGTTTCTGCTTTGGCAAGCATCTCGTCAATAGGCTTTCTAACCGATTGAACTCGTCCAGCAGCAACAATAGCTCGCAAGCCTTCATCAGACACTTTAGACATATCACCAGAAGCAATCGCTTCTAGGTCTTTGTCTGATAATTTGCTTAAGTCCATTATTGGCCTCGCGGTTTTAATCTCTTGGCAAGTTCTTCTTGCGCTGCCTTAACAAGATCGACAGGAGCGCTTACTGCTTTCGGAGTCTCAGCAGCCGTTTCTGTTTTTACTGCGCCTGTCACCTCTTTCGGCCTTCCTGCCGCAACATTACCCATGTCGGCAATGATGCGTGACAATTCGGATGCTTGCTTATCAATCGCTTTTTTGCCCGTAAACACACCCGTCACGGTCGTTGGGTCTACCACTAACTGCTCAATGATTGTTAAATCAGGCCCGTTAAGAACGCCTAGGTTGTAGGCTTCTTTAGCCTGTAATTGCATGTTTCGATACTTGGCTAGAATGTCTGCTCGTTTAGTTGGATTTAGAGCGTCTGTAGTGGTGAACGAAGAAAGCGAATCTCTAAATTCCTTGATAGCGTTTACAGTGTTTTGTGCGCCAATAACTTGTTTTTGCTGCGCCTCAGGCAGTTTGCTAGCTGCGCCCATAACAGGTTGGCCGCCCGCGCCTTGAACTGGAATTGCTGGCATCCCAGGGATAGTTGGAACGTACACTTGACCCTCAGGAGTATCAACAACTTTGTATGCGCCGCGCTGAGACTCAATGTTTGCAAGGTTAAGTCTCTGGCCTTCCATGTTTACGCGTTGGCCTTCATAAGCAAGTCTTTGTCGCTCATTCTTTAATCTTTCTTCATCAAGCATGATTCTTTTAGCGTCAGCAGGGCTAATATTTAGCTTGATTGATCCTGTAATCACACCCGTATTTTTATCCCTGAATCTAATCTCGTCTCCTACATTAACCTGCTCTTCATTAGGCAGCGGAGAAGCGTTAACAACCTTCATTGCGCCTGTCTTACTAAATTGGACAAGCGTTGGCCTACCGCCAATCATTACCGTTGAAGGCGTTGTCGAGTATTCCTGCTTTAACTGTTCCGAAAGGAATTTAAGACCACCTTCTCTGCCCATTGCAGCAGCAATCATGCGTTGCTCAGGAGTTAGTTCGCCAAATGGTGTTGCTACTTGTTTGGCTTGTTCAAACCTCGTCGCAGCCTCAGCCGTCGGGCCGGTAGTACCCATTGCTCTTCCGGCCATGTCGATAGTTTGTTCTGCTGTAGGAGGCATCAATAACTTGTTAAACAACTCTTCTTGCCTACGCTTTTTTGCAGCCTCTTCCAACTGCATACCGATCATCTTGTCCTGCAATGCTTGCTGCACCGCACCACGGTAGGCTTGCTGTCCTGCTTGTAATCCTTGTGCTACAAGTTCGCCTGTAGACCTACGAACGGGACTTCTTCCTGATCCAGCAAGTAGCGTAAGACCAAGGTTTAGTAATCCCTGATCTTGTGCCTGCTGCCTAAGTTTTTCCTGATCTTCTGCGCCTAACAAGCCTCCCATGTAGGAAGGCATTTGACCAAACACACCGCCAAGGAAGTTGCTAGTTGACACGATTACCTCCCAAGCAAACCAACGATACCACCCAATGCTGCACCAGCAGTTGTTCCGAGCACCGGAACCGTGCTTCCAAGTTTAGATCCTGCTAAAGCACCACCGAGCATCCCCGCAAGTGGATTGGAGTAAGTCGGCTGAATTGTTTGTTGGCCCATTGGCGCACCGTAAGCACCAGACAAGAAAGACTGAAGTGCCGTGTAAGGTGCTTGCTGCTGGAAGTTAAAGCGTTGTATTGCGTCCTGAAGTGCTGCCTGTTGGTAGCCTTCTGTCGCCTGCCCAACCTGCGCTAGCTGTCCTATGTCCGTGTAGTCCTGTGCGGCCAAGCCTGGAGCAGCACCGATAGCCGCTTGTTGTCTGGCCCTCTCTGCTTCGTAGAGATCAAGCCCCATGCCTAGTGCTTGTTGTTGTCTACCTCTCTCTGCTTCGTAACCGGAGTAACCTAACTGTGCAGCCTGCCCCGCGAGTGCGTTAGCAAGTGCGCCTTGTGCGCGTTGCTCTTGGCTCATTAAGGCTTCGTTAGTCCCGTATCGCCCTGCCGCAGAAGCGCGAGACCGCATCTGGTTGATTGCGTCTTGGTACTGAGTCGTTGCTGCTTGGAACCCAGGCTGTAGTGCTGCCGTGTAATACGGATTCTGTCCGAGATAACCGCCTGCAACCGTGTTAGCTAAGACGGGACTTGTCGCGCCTGCCAATGTCTCAGCACGAGAACCACCGAGCGTCGTTGCTAACTGTTGTTGCGCCAAAGGTACAAGCGGATTGCCTTGCATAGCCCTTGTCTGCATGGCAGACAGCGCAGATTGAGTCTGCTGAGACGGGCCTACATAGGTCTGGCCTGTGTAAAACTCAGGCGCACCTTGTTGATAAAGCCTTTGCGCTTCCTGTAGTCCGTACTGGACATACGGACGCATTGTCGGGTCAAGTTCGGTTCTCGTAACCGTGTTTGTCGTACCACCAGCCATGTTAAACCTCTCTCACCCACTTTCGGGGTCTAAAACCTAACGCTTTAGCCTTGCGATCCCAGCCTTTACGCCACGAATCAAAGCTGATAGTTTTTGCGCCACCACTTCTCGCAATGCCGAGAACATGATCCAAGCCTGCACGACTATCTCCCTTGCCATAAGCGCACCAAATATGCAAATTATCGCCGATAGGCTGCAAAACAACAAAGCCCACAACAGAGTTATCCTCAACAAACACCCAAAGAAGTGATCTTCCCGTAAAACAATCAGAGTAAATGTCTTCAGGTATCCACGATTCTGGACTCTTCTTAAGGATGACTTCCAATCCTGGCTTGATGTACTGCCAGACATTCCTTAGCTCGTCCTGTTTGATGTATTGCACATTCATCCGACCACCACATAGCCGTATGTCATATCAGACGTTGAATTAGGATAGTGCGTAACAGTCGCAGAACCGTTCGTTACGCTTGAAACGTAAATTAAAGGCCCATCAGAGATGTGTTGCATCGTCAAAATAACCGATGGTGTTGCCGGTCTTGTCGGGCTTGACTGTGTCCCTATGTACTCTAGCCTTACTTGTGTGCTTGTTGCGGCCCAGATAAGTTCAACATAATCATTGGCCGCGAGATCAACAAAAAGGTTAAGCGCAGCAATCAAGTGCCCGTCTGTTCCACCATGAGAATTAGGAATCGAGAACTGAGAATTGGAGTTAGTAAGGTTAGTGCCGTTTTTTCTTAGCCACAAATCAGCATCGTGGATTTGTGTGTCGGCGTTTGCAAACTGCACAGAAAACTGAAGGTTGTACTTTCCCGCTGCCCTGACGTTAATCCGACTTGAGTTTGATAAGTAGACGTTGTTACTCAAATCCGTATTGGAAAACGTGACTGCATAGGATGCTGTCGTGCTTGCAGCCGTTTGGTCGTTAAGGTCATAAAACGAGCCGTATGGCAATCCACTCACATAAGCATTAGCAGAGTAAGGGATAAGAATAATCTTGCTCTCTACCCCTATTCTCGCGTCTGTTATCGTGGTTGTGGTGGCGTTTCCTGTGGCAAGCGTCACCGTTCCGGTGTTATTCGTCTTACCGTCCATGATGTTGCGGACAATCTCAGCAACGGCTCGCTGATCGCCACCAAAGGGAGGCAGCGTTCGGAAGATCATCTCACACCCTGTGGGACAACCGTCACATCTAAACCTACCGCGCTCGTCCACACACCAGAAGGAATCACATTCAGTCGGTGGTAAGTCCCTGCCGAACGTAGACCGATCCTGTTATCGGTGTTGGATGAGTAAGTCGAGCCCGTGAAGTCTGTTTGTTGGTTCAGACGCTTTCTTGAGTTGATCTGCACAGAGCAGGAACCGCTATCAATAACGGGTCTCACAAGCGTGACAACCGATGGCATGTCATTCATGGAAAGGTCAGGCGTAATAATGCTGGCCGTTAAGTTTGACCCTGAGAAAGCTGCGATCTTTGTGCCTATGGTTCCTGTAAGAAGGTTAGACGTAACCGTATACCCAAAAGAGTCTAGGCTTGCAGGTAGCGTATCAATGCTCCCGTATGCGTCTAGTTGCTCTAACGTGAGACCAGACGAGGAAGATGTCGTGATCGCCGTTGAAGATGCAATCGAATCTAACGTAACCTCAGCATGAGACCACTTAGAAAGATTGAAGTTGTAGATAAGCAAAGCAGTCGTTTGGTCTACCGTCTTAAACGCCCATATAACGAGGTTTTTAAGAGGATCTACAGCAGCAGACATCGTTGACAACTGCGAGATGTCTACTGTATTAAAGAACCAACGATCAATCTTCTCAACGGAAATAGACTGCACAGTCTGCCCGTTGCAGACATAAAACCCATCATCAGACAAAAAGAAGCTCGACCCTGCGTACTGAACGATAGATCCAGCCTCCATGCACCCTAAACCACGCGAGATCGTGTCAAACTGAAACACAAGAGGGCTTCCAACGTAGGACATACGGACAACCGCACGATCCATAAACACAAGCCCAAACTCACCGCCCGTCAAACCCTTGACATGCCCACCGTCTGGGATGTCCTGATAGTCTGCCTGTGTTGTAGCGGAAGGTGTCCAACTTGTTTCGTCACCCAACGCGCACCACTCGACTCTATTGGGGTAAACCGTTGTTCCGTTGTTGAATCCTGCAACCACAAAGTCTCTGACCGTCGTTACATACCTTGACTTAGGCGCAGCAGCACCAAGGTCTGCAAAGGCTGTGGATGTGCCTAATAACCATCCCTGAAGCCTGTCGCCGCCATTAGCGGCAATAAGCCGGTTACCAAACTGAGCGAAACGCCATTTCTGATCCGAAGGGGTTGTATAACCTCCAGCCTTAGAAACGTCCGTTAGGTTCCTGTTTGTTCCTAGCTTGAATAGTTTCGTCTCGCCGCCCGCAAAGACCGTGTTTGACTCATCCGTAGAAGTCGCAGACACAACCTGATTAAGCGACTCTGAAGCCGCATTGCTCCATTCACTAGGCGCAGATAAAGGGCCATAACCCACCTGTTGAGGAATAACGTTCAACGCCTCAACCAGCGCACCCGCTACCCCTGGTTGATCCGGCAACCACTCACCAAAGTTGACTCTCATCGTTTAGCCAACGTCATCGTTAAAGGCACACCCGAATACTGACCTTCCTCGTCTGAACGCGTAAGGGCAGCAATAGCGCGATCATAAAGCGCACCCCAGGTCTGTAGCCTGGGATCATTCATAAGGTAAGGTTCAGCCTCGCCTAACGCCCCGTAGAGGAGTGCATCCGGACAGGTCGTAAG